TACCGCGCTGCGTGAATGATGTGCCATTGCCGTCATCTGCGTCAGGGTATAGCTTGGCAAACTCCTTCTTAGGCATCATTGTTGTAATTAAACAACGGTCAGCGTCAGAGCCATCAGGGGCAACAGAGTTGGGGTCAAAGTAAACAGTAAATGGGTTGTCTACGGGGTCGATATAGATTTCTTGATCAAACGAATCTTCAGAAACGTAGTCTGTGCGGACACGCACATAACCCCAACCCATGCGAACAGCGTATTCAAAAGCGTTGTCGTAAGCGTGATCAGCGTTTGAGTTGACTTCAATGTGGCGAATGACACCCTGAATGACTTGCGCGTCAACCATATCCTGCTGCGTGTTAATAGCATGAACTTTGATGCGTGGTCGTTGCTGGCGTTGCTGGTTACAGACCTGGCGGCAATAGTTATCCACCTTGTTAACCACAATGACGGGGCGCGATTCTAGATTGCGTGAGTTTTGCAACTCCACAGGCCATTGATCGCCGCCGCCAAACTTGAGGTCTTCAAGAGCCTCTTGACGGTTCATTGTGTCGGCATCGTTTGCCAGTTTCAGGAATTCAATTGCTTCTTGAATCCGTGGGTCGTAATCATCTGCCATATATGTCCTTTGACAAGTTGCCTAATTTTAGCCCATCCAGCTATTAGCGCCACCATAATATTGCGCTGGCTTTGTTTGTCTGCGCTGTTTTGGTTCGTTAATCATCAATCCAATGTAGCGGAAAGCGTCAGCGCCGTGGCTATAGTTGTCGTGAACAGGCGTTTTGCTGAACTGCTTAGTTTCTGGGTCTACATCGTAGCGGTAATGCCTGAGACATTGCAACCCATCATGGCAGTTATCACGGTCAAACCAGCAGTTTCTAAAGATTGTCCTGGCAGCGTTAATGCTGTCCAATATTGGCGTTCTTGGAATGATCTTGGTTTTATAGCCAGCATTTCTAACGATTTCTTCAATACTACGGCCATTTGCCGCCAGCGTCTTGTTCTCAGCGTCATGCGGTAGCCAGAGCGTGTCATAGATATACCCATAGGTTTGCATCTTGGCTAAGTAGTCGCTCATGGTCTGCTGATTGCCCTCGGTGTAGCGAATCAGACGGGTTTCCATGCCAATAAACTGCAAGAACCAAATAGCTGTAGCGTCAGACCAACCCAAGTCAAAGATTGCGTGTACGGGCTTTGTCGGGTCGTAATTAACCTTTGTGATGCGGCCATCCAACTCGGCAAGTTGCATTTCTTTGGCAAACACAGCGCCATCGACTGTTTGGCGGCACAAACCTTCCCACACCACGTTGTAGGCTTCTGGGTCACGGCTTTTCAGCGCGTCTTTCTCGTTGCGTAGCGTTTCAGGAAACCAAGGATTATCCGACCAGTTAATCTTTTGGATGATTGAGTTTTCTGGCGGGTGCAAAACAAACCGCTGGTAGGTTTCGTCTGATTCCAACTCAGGGTTAAACGAAATCCATATTTCAGACTGCTCTTTGCGGATGGTAGGAATCAGCACGTTCCACGACATACGGCTGACCGTTTGCGCTTCCTCTACCCAACAAATGTCAACACCTTCATATGATTTGACATTAGCCACGTTGTTTTTTAAGCCAACAAAGCTAAATTCTGAGCCGTTTTTGCCACGAATACTGTTCTGGGTTATTTCATAAAACCCCATTAAACCTAACGCCATGATTTGATCGCACAACAGCTTGTGAACCGAATCTTTCATTGAGGTCATAAACTCACGCGCACACAGCACACGGGTCGGGCTTTTAGCCGCAAGAATAAGCAACGCCCTAGCAATACCCCATGACTTTGCACCACCCCTGCCACCAAACAAAACCTTATAGCGTTTCTTTTCAAACAAGCATTGCAGCTTGATTGGGAACTCAGCTTTGGCTAGTGCCTGGGCAACTTCATCACTCATTTGGCTTTACAAACACCACTTGGATGCCGTTCAACGCCTCACCGTCAGCGCCCGTAACTTCCTGCTTAATAGTCTCAGACCAACGCATCTGGCTTTTTGTCCACCAAATCAAGCTAGTCGTGTCGCCGCCAACAGCCTTAGAAAACAATGTTTTGGCAATCTGCCCATTAGCCTTGGCCTTGCCTGTGTCCAGTTCGGTGCGGTAATACTTACGAAGCGTCTTGTCATCAATACCAACCAAAATAGCTATTTGTTCGTGCGGCAGGCCCAATCCGCTAGTGCTTTCGACTAGCTTGCGCTTTTCATCGGTTGGCTGATGAGCCTCTTGTGGAATTAACGGCATCTTTTTTAAAGGGGAACTCGGATGGATTTAAACAGTTTAGGTTACTTCTGTCAATATGGAGCGTGTGGGTCGGTGATGCACCGCCGCTGTGTCGAGGGTATCGACCATCGCCTGCTTCACACGCTTAGGATAAGGCTTTGCTAACTTTGCTACTTGATTTCTCATCTCATCATCAAGCGGCATTAGGTATCTGTGTTTTCCGACTGTTTTGATTATTTTACATTCACTAGGCTTAACTGTCTTGCGTTGTTGACCTTGTTGAATGTTCCAACCCTTTTCACTAACTTGACGCGAATGGAGTCTTTTTCCTTTGTGCCAGTATTCAACACCTGCCGCTGTATCGCCACAATAAATCCAATTTCCTGCTTGATAGACGCCGCCATGATGTCCATACTGAGGGTCTGCAAATGAAACAATTAACCTTAAATCTGGGCTATTTTTCTTTAAAAACATCAATGCAAATTTAACTATTCTGCTTACTGTGCTTTTGTGATTTGTTAAAGCAATCCTAGTTAACTCGCACCCTTCATCTTGTTTCAACCCATACGGCGTCATTAAGTTTGATGATGCGCCGCGACTAAAAATCACAACTCCAATAAACTTTCCATCTTCCCATGCGCCAATCTTTACCAATGGCGGCACAGGAATTGATTTGCTGTAATGCCATGTCGTACAAGCATACTTGGCTGCATCATGGCTCGCCCAATCAATTTTGAGGTTAGGCTTGTCTTGCATCAAATTCTTTCCCGCAATGTGGGCAAGCAATCCATTTAGGGTCTAACTCATCCAGCTTGCCTTGGTCATCTTCTGTTGCTGGTTCAAAGTCTGGCACATCTAACAATTTTTGCAACTCATCGGCATCAAAACCCAAAACACTAAGGGTAAACCCGTCTGCAAGTAAATCTGCTATTTCAATCTTTAGCATTTCATCATCCCAACCAGCATTTAGTGCAAGTTTGTTGTCAGCAATGATGTAAGCCTTTTTTTGTGTATCGGTTAAATTTGACAATTCAATTGTCGGGACAAGTTCATAGCCCAACTTTCTAGCTGCCATAAGTCGCCCGTGTCCTGCAATGATGCCATTATCGCCATCAATCAAGATCGGATTAGTCCAGCCAAATTCTTTAATACTTGCCGCAATCTGTGCCACTTGTTCATCAGAATGTGTGCGACTGTTTTTTACATAAGGAATTAGCTCTGATACTAACTTTGCTTCAATTTGTATCATTTTTTCTTAGCTTTTTCAGCTTGACGTTTTTCAGAATAGGCAATTGCCACGGCTTGCTTGACAGGTTTCCCTGCTTTCACTTCCGCTTTGATGTTTTCTTTAAACGCTTTCGGGCTGGCTGATTTCTTCAGGGGCATCTTGCTTCTCCAGTTGTTCAAGTGTCCATTGGCATTGTTGCAATGCACCATTGATCTGTTGCAATTGTTGCTCCAGCTCGCGACCTTTGGTCATCAGGTCTTGAATACGCAGGGTAATTGTTTCTTTCATTTATCTTCTCCAGTTACTACAGTTGCTTGTTTATACAGTCGTGGGCGTTTCTTTGGGTCTTTGCGCTCTAGAAGTTTGCCGATCTTCCAAAGCAACCATTTAATCTTGTTCATGCTTCCTCAACAAAACAAATGTCTTGCCAACTCATCTTTAAGCATTGATCTTCACCTAGCTTTAACGGCTCAAACTTCAAATATTCGTCTTTTGCCGTGTTAGCTACCGTACCGAAGTGGACTTTGTCGCCCATCTTTAAGCCTTGGCGCTCGGCTTCATCACCCAACGCAACCACATGGCCCGTGGTGAAAGCGCCTTCTACCTTGCTCAAGTCCAACAGTTCAGACTTAAACCGTTGTTCAGGTTTGACAATGATTTTGTCTCTTAGAGGTTTAATCATGTCGCCGCCCTCTTGGTGTACTTGCGTTTTGTCTTTGCGTATTCAATATGTGCATCGTCAAATGCTTTTTCTACTTGCGCCATATCTACAACAGACAGCCGCATTACTTCGGGATGCACAATAGCAAAAAATTCACCGCAACGGTCGTTGGGTGATCTGTTTTGGTACTGCGGAAAACGTCTGCAAGTACCTACGCTGTGACCACTATCTAAGTAATGGTCGCAACCTCTACAATTGCGCTCAACCATCTTCAAATCTCCTTATTTGATTTGGCTAGAAACCCTTTCAGTCCTTCCCGACTGTTAGGGTTTCGCTATTTTAGCAAGGGTAACAGGCTTTTTCTTTAACGTAGCAAACACCTTCGGTCTTGCCAGTATTAAATTGCTTGTTGTTGTCGATCATGTCTTCTTTGCCCATGCCAACGCCGCCAACAACTTTGCCCATGCGGTTGCCGCTGTTGTCTGGCTTGTCAGCGCCTTTAGGTGGAGTTGCGCCAGTAGAACTTGGAACGCCTTTGCCTGTGTCCATTTTACCCATGATGTTTCCTTAAAAAACGTTGTTTGGTAACTTTATGCCGTTGGTGGCACAATGTCAATGTTATTTTAACAG